GTCGTAAACCTGCTGCCTTAAAGACGTGGCTCCGGGACCCTGCCTTTGCTATGCGGCTCGAGGATGCGCGCGGCGAGTCCAACTCCCTTATGAGCGAGACCCTCGTTAATGGCAAGAAGATTGACTTCGCCACCTTCTCCAAAGAGTTCCTGGGATCTGAGGTATTCCCTCACCACCAGTCTTGGATTGACGTTCTTGAGGGGCAAGCCCCATCTTGGCTTCATCCGTCTATGACCTTTGAGCCTAGCAATCGACGCCGCCTTTTAATCAACGTGCCGCCCGAGCACGCTAAGTCTACGGTTTTAACGGTTGGCTACGCCACCTACCGTATCGCTATGGATCCCAACATTCGGATCGTTATTGTTTCCCAAACCCAGACCCGCGCTAAAGAATTCTTGTATTCCATCAAACAACGGCTAACAGAAGACAACTGGGCTAAACTCCAGGGTGTCTATGGACCAGCCGGTGGCTGGAAGGAAACCGCAGATCAATGGACTGCCGACCGTATATACTTGGAACGTTCATCTGGCGAGAAGGATCCTACCGTCCAAGCCATTGGTATGGGGCAACAGATCTACGGTACTCGCGCAGATTTGATTATTTTGGACGACGTGGTCACCACTACCAACGCCCACGAATGGGAGAAGCAACTCAACTGGTTGCAAAAGATGGTTATTACCCGTGTCGGAGCAACAGGTATGCTCATTATTGCGGGGACTCGAGTCTCTTCAGTAGACCTCTATAAAGAGATCCGTAACCCAGATAACTGGTCTGGAGACAAATCCCCATTTACTTATTTGGCTATGCCAGCAGTTTTAGAATTTGCTGATAAAAGGGAAAACTGGAAAACCCTCTGGTCCGTCTCAGACCGTCCCTGGGATGGCGCAGATCCAGATAACGAAGATGACTCAGAACTTTTAGTACAGGACGAAAATGGATACTACCCTAAGTGGGATGGAAAACGCCTCTTCCACAGACGCAGTGAAGTTAACCCATCTACATGGGCACTTGTATACCAACAGCAAGACGTCGAAGAAGACGCAATCTTTCCCCCTGCGCTTGTTAACTCCTGCGTTAACCGCATGCGCAAGCCTGGTCCTCTCAACATGGGCGCGCCTGGACATCCATCGGGAGGACAATGGGTAACCATTCTAGGCTTTGACCCTGCTATGGCAGGTCATGCTGCTATGGTTGCTTATGCTGTTGAGCGTGAGTCCGGGGAGCGTATGGTTCTGGATGTGTACAACATGGCAGACCCAACCCCTCAAAAGATTAGAGCACTCATGGAAGACTGGGTGCTTAAGTTTAGACCTATTGAATTACGCGTTGAAATCAACGCACACCAGAAAGCCTATTCCCTAGACGAGGATCTGCGGATGTGGATGGCTAATCGTGGTGTACAGATGAGAGAACACTTCACTGGCAAGAATAAGTGGGATGTTAGTTTCGGTGTGGCTTCCATGTCGAATCTATTCGGTACAATGCGCGATGGCAAATTCATTGGGGGTAATCTAATTACCCTACCGGATGCAAGTAACGAGCATATCAAGGCTCTTGTAAACCAGTTAATTACCTGGAAACCAGATACCAAGAACAAGACTGACGTAGTCATGGCTCTTTGGTTCTGTGAGATTCGGGCTAAGGAACTAGTTCAGAGCAGTATGAACCGTGTTCACCACATGAACTCAAGGTATGCAACTAGAAGAAATATGTCACAGCGAGCAGTTATAGACTTAGATGAACTTGCTGCAGATCAACAAGTAATTTATATTTAGGAATAATATGACTTTGTCAATCGACCAAATTAGCGACAAGGTTAATGTCCTCACACAGCGCAACGCTACACGCGATGCACGTATGCGGGATATTACCGAAGTACGCCGTGGTAACATGGAAGCAGTCTACCCAGATATGTTCCCAGAGGGCTTATCAAAGCCAATGATTGCAAACTTTGTGGATGTTGCAGCCCGTGACATTGCAGAGGTGCTAGCCCCGCTACCCTCAGTTAACTGCTCATCTATTAACAGCAAGTCAGAGAAGTCGAAGAAGGCTGCTGACAATCGTTCAATGATTGCCAACAACTACATTCAGTTCTCTAAGTTGCAGACACAGATGTACACTGGAGCAGACTGGTATAATACCTATGCCTTTTTGCCCATTGTAGTTGAGCCTGATTTCCAGGCTAGAATGCCGCGTATCCGCATAGAAAACCCTATGGGTGCTTACCCTGAATATGACCGCTATGGGCGATGCATTTCATTCACAAAGAAGTATTACAAAACACTGGGAGAGTTGGCAAACGAGTTCCCCGAATACGAGACCCGTATTATCGGTAAACTCGGACGTGACATGGAAAACATGGGCACGTTGCTTGAGTTGGTGCGCTATGAAGACGCAGACCAAATCGTGCTCTTCCTACCGCAGCGCGACAATCTTGTGCTGCGTAGCACGAGAAACCCACTAGGAAAAGTTTCCGTCGCAATTGCTCGCCGTCCAGGAATTGATCCTGACGATCCGAGAGGTCAGTTCGATGATGTACTTTGGGTTCAAATCGCTCGTGCTAGATTTTCTTTGCTTGCTATGGAAGCAGCAGAAAAGTCTGTACAGGCTCCTATGGTTGTACCACAGGACCTACAAGAATTTACATTTGGTCCAGATGCTGTACTTCGTACATCTAACCCACAAGGCGTACGCCGCGTAGGACTGGAATTACCGCCAGCAGCATTCCAAGAACAGCAAGTTCTTGAACAAGAAATGCGTATGGGTTCACGTTACCCTGAAGGTCGCTCCGGTCAGATTGATGCAAGCATCATTACTGGTTCTGGTGTTCAAGCACTTCTTGGTGGATTTGATACTCAGATCAAGGCTGGACAGATGATTCTGGCTGAAGCCTTTGAGTATGTTGTTAAACTTTGCTTTGAGATGGATGAGAAATTATTCCCAGGCGAGAAGAAGCAGAATGGTGTATTCCAGGGTGCTCCATACGAACTAGCATACTCACCAGAAAAAGACATTGATGGACAGTATGAAGTTCAAGTACGCTACGGTTTGATGGCTGGTCTTGACCCATCACGTGCACTTATCTTCTCTCTACAGGCTTTGCAAGCCAATCTAGTTTCTAAAGACTTTATCATGCAGGAACTGCCATGGAACATGAATGTTTCGCGTGAGCAGGAACGCATTGATATAGAGCGGATGCGCGATTCACTATCGGCATCTCTTGCTGCTACAGCCCAAGCAATCCCGCAGATGGCATCACAGGGACAAGATCCTTCTGCTATTATTTCAAAGATTGCTCAGACTATCAAAAAGCGTCGTGAGGGCTTATCTATCGAAGAGGCTGTTGCACAGGCGTTCCCTGCGCCTGAGCCAGTTCAACAAGCACCTGCACCAACAATGAGTGAATCACTAGGTGCAGTACCTCCGCAACCTGAACAGCCAATGCCACCAGCGGCTCCAGAAGCAGCACCACAGGCTCAAGCACCACAGGCTCCTCCTGCTGACATAGCATCAATTCTTGCTCAGATCGGTGGATAATGACTACAATCATTGCTGTACAAAACAGCAAGGGTTTTGTCTTTGCTGCTGATGCTCAGGTAACTGAAGGCGATCGCGCCTATATGCATCCAAAAATGACTAAGATTACCGAAGTTGGTGATTATGTCATGGCAGGTGCAGGCTCTTCTCGTTGCTGTGATGTTGTTCTATTTGGTTGGGAACCACCAATCTATGATGGAACAGAACACTATAAGTTTATGGTGTCAAAGTTTATTCCAGAACTACGCAAGGTACATGAAAATGCTGGCATTACTCTCAAAGAAGATGAAGAGTTTTGTTTCCTTGTTGGTCTCGATAAAAGAGTTTTTTATATTTGTCAAGACTATTCTGTTCTTGTAACTAATACTAATGTTTACGGTATTGGTTCTGGTTCAGGATACGCCCTTGGCGCACTAGCATACGGTGCTAGCATAGAGGAAGCAATTAAGATTGCTAAGAAATTTGATATTAATACTGGTGGAAAAATCCAGATAGTTGAAAGAGGTTACCATGGCTAGAGGCGGAGCACGTCCATACCGGACAACAAGCCAAGAAAAAGCAGTGTCAGGTCCTGGTAAACTATCAGAGCGTACAGACATGGTACCATCAGGTGGAGCATACGGTGATCGTAAGCGCATTGAAGAACAAATGGCTGGCGCACCAATGGCTAAGGGTACACCAACACCAAAGATGCAAGCACAAACTACCCCAGCAAAAAAGATAACTTCCCTTTTTGATACAACAGGTAATCCAGATCAACCTGTTACTGATGGTGTTCCTGTAGGTCCTGGTTATTCTCCACCACCTCCAGTTAATCCTAAGTATGCAATGGTTGCTAAGTACATGGACCAACTAGAAACTATGGCAGCAGATCCATCTGCTCCCGATACATTCAAAACTTTTGTAACATACGTTCGTCAAGAAGCATCTAAGGCTTAGTTTATGATTTTGGCTCGCAACATTGCAGCATTTACCAATATGTTTGGTTTGAAGAACGCTGATGTTGTCATGCCGTTTTCCTTAGTTAACTGGGATACTGAAGATGAGCGTGATCAGTTTCTAACAGAACTTCTGGTAATGAACAATGGCTATAAGGTTGGTGACGAGTAATGGCACTAA